GGCCAAACTTATTCAATACCTGTATATATTAGTGATGATCATTTTGATATTGAAAGTGAATATTATAATAAGTTTATTGAAGTTGATCCAGATAAAAAGAAAGTTAATAACAACCTATTTGAAGAGATGGCGATTGTATATGTCGGGATTTCAAGAGCGAGTAATAAGATTGAATTAAGTGATACTATTAAGAGATATTTATTGCTTAGACATAAAACAAATGGTCATGAATTACATAATGTTTTTTCTAAATAGTTTTTAAATTAATAAATAAATTTATTTGACATAACATTGACTAAATGATATACTGTATATAGAGGTACGGGGCGTATGTTTACATATTAAAACTTTGCAATTAAATATGTAAACCCCTTACCTCAAAATCTAACAATAAAAGGAGGTGAAAATATGGATAATGATTGGTTGTCACCATTTGTAAACAAATTGATTATAAAACATCAACATCTACCTGATGAATTTAATTGTCCTAAATGTAATTTTAAACCACGTTATTTGCATGGTGGAGATAATTATGAGGTACAATGTCCACAATGTAATTATGAATACGAAGTTGAATTTGATGTATAAAGGAAGTGAAATAACAAATGAAATTAGAATACATAAACATTATTGATTCCATTCAATTTGCAGTAGATAAAATATGCAAACAAGAATACAAAAATGATACAGATTCTCCTCCTAAATTCATAGTCAGTCAATATGACAAACTTGATAATGAAGGACACAGTATAGGGCATGAAATTATTCTAACTATAGAGCATATGGATTGGAAACGCTCAGTTACTATATTTCCTAGATTAGATTATAAATATGGATATGGATCTTTAAAAGATGAGATGAAGGATTTGTATAATTGTACGATGTAAAAGGAGTATGATTTTTGTTTTGTAAATAGTAAAATAATTATTTGCAATTCAATAAGTAATATGGTATAATGATTACAGGAAGAGGAGGTGAAAAGTAATTCTAAAATATATTGGTACATACTATGTAAATATAATGTAAAGGAGATGAAAAATATGATTTTAACAAAAACAGTATTTACGCAATGGAATCCGAAAAATAAAAAATGGTACGAAGATAAGAAATATATTTTTACAAAATGGAAAGAAGAATTTGAAGTTAGAGTTGAAGATTTACAAGATTGGTCACGTATCTTAATTGATGTTCAATGTGATGGATGTGGTGAAATATTAAAAAATATAACTTGGGCCAATTATAAAAGATACGTTAAAGAAGATGAAAAATATTATTGTAATAGATGTGCTTACGAATTATTTGGAAAAGAAAAAATAACAAAAATTAGGTTAGATAAATCTAAATCATTTTATCAATGGTGTATTGAAAATAATAGACAAGATGTATTAGATAGATGGGATTATGATTTAAATAAATTAAAACCAAGTGAAATAAGTTATAGATCACAAGGGGAAAATTTTAAGGGGTATTGGTTTAAATGTTTGGACAATCCTGAACATATTTCAGAGAGGAAAAATATAGCTAATTTTGTTGTTAGGAAGAATGGAAATATTGATTGCTATCAATGTAATGCAATTGCAGTAACAAATCCAGAATTAGTAAAACATCTAGTAAATAAAGAAGATGCATTAAATTATTCAGTTGGTACAGCAGAAAAACTTCTTATGAAATGCCCTGATTGTGGATATGAAAAACCAATAACTCCTAGACGATTTATAAAAAGTGGACTTTCTTGTCCTAAATGCTCAGATGGATTTTACTCAGAAAAGTTTTTGTTTAGTGTGTTTGAACAATTGAACTTGGAATTTAAAACACAATTAAGCAAAATAACATTTGAATGGTGTGGAGATTATAAATATGATAATTATATCACTAAAATAAATGGAATTGTCGAAACTCACGGATTACAACACTATAAGGAAAACAAAAATTGGATAACCTCTTTAAATGAAACACAGAAAAATGATAAAAGTAAAGAACAACTTGCTAAAGTAAATGGTATTAAAAATTACATAATATTAGATTGTAGAAAATCGGAAATGAAATGGATTAAAAATAGTATTATGAACAGTAAATTGCCTATATTATTAAACTTCAAAGAAGATGATATTGATTGGTTAAAATGTCATGAATTTGCATGTTCTAGTTTTGTAAAAAAATCTTGCGACCTATGGTCTTCAGGAATTACAAGCACATTAGGAATAGCAAATGAACTAAAATTAAACAGAGGTACTGTTACAAATTATTTAAAGCAAGGAGTTATTTTGGGATGGTGTAATTATAACCCAAAAGAAAAGCAAAAAGCGAATGGTATTTTACAAGGGGGACAAGGAAGTAAAAAAGTAGTATGTTTAACAACAGGTGAAGTTTTTAATTCTCTAGCAGAGGCAAGTAGAGAATATAATGTAAATAACATATCTGCTTGTTGTAACAATAAGTTGGATTTCGCAGGAAAACACCCTATAACAAACGAAAAACTTTTATGGTCTTATTGCGATTAAGTATACGTATTATATAGAGAGGAGTTGCTAAAAATAACAAAGTATTTAGGTTTGTACACCATATTTTTTGAAACCAATACAGACGGAAAACTATCAAAGAACAAAGACGATAATTATCTAAAATTTAAAAACAATCAAATATACAGATACTCAGATAATCCTGACATTCTTGCAATGTTACTACCGTCTGGTTCAAGTACAGTAAACAATCTAATGCCAAAGTTTGAATCAGCAGGAATTAAAGTATGGGAACATATTAGTGGTGATATCTGTGAAGAGGCAATTCTTCATTTTAATGAATGTGATTTACATGAAATACATAAAATAGTAAGAATATTAACCAAAGGAAGCAACCAGCAACTTAAAGAATGGAAACTGAAAGAAAAATTAAAAGAAGAAAAGTTAAAACTCAAAGAACAGAAAAATAATATTACAAATACATAAAATCACAAATATTTGACTATCTAAGACGTTCAATATTTGCATACTAACAAGTATTCACAAAGGATAATCTAATTGATTCTAGACTCAAATATTTTAATTCTCTAAAAATGTGTATTTCAAACCCTTGCTACACTAGGGTTGTAGAGCTGGTAAATATTAGGATAATTATTACAGCGAGAGACATGTATCTAGTAAAAGTTTAATAAATATAAATATAAATATAAATATAAAAATAAATTTACAATAAGAAAGAAGGAAAAATAAAATGAAATCAATATATTTAAATGGTCAACTTATATTAGATGATACAAAAAACAATAAAATGGATTACATTATAATTGATAAAGTGACTCAAGAAAAAACCAACATTACATCAATTTTAGAAGAAATATTTAATAGGGATTCATCAATAAGTAAATTAGTTAGGGTGGTAGGAAGAGTATACAATAGTACAGAATCATTCAATGGTATGGGTAATTTACATATGTGTAGAGATAAATCACACAAAATCGAAGGATATTGTATCGGCTCTATGCAATTAGAGAATTGGTTATTTAAGAATGTAGATAATTTTTGTGAACTAGTGATTGAAGATTATACTAGCTTTGAAATTGCGGAGGCAACGATTCGTAATGAAGATGCAAAAAGTATTGAATCATAATATTGTAGAGGATGAACTAGATTATATTTCTGAAAATTGCCATTATTGCAAAGAAGAATTAATTAGAGTGGAAGATATCTTTGTAGGAAAAGAAGATGATTTATATTATTGCAAAGATTGTGCAAAATATCATAATATTGATGTAGTAAAGTGTAAGGAAATATATTAAGAAAGGAGAGACAAATGTATAGTAATTGTCTATTAGGAGCGTGGAAACAATTCATACTAAACCCAACTAAAACAATAATACATAAAAGAGGTTCATGGTTAGAAATATTTAAATGTAAATGGCCTCACTTTTATTGGTTGGATTTAAAAGATAATCATTATTATCATTATTGTGCTAAATTATCTGATAAACCATTTATTAATCAAATATGGTTTGAAGGTGAGGTTAAGAGATTTTTATGGCATGAGAAGAGTGAAATGGTTGCTGAGGAATAAAAGGTGAATCATTAATAATAATATATAAATAAATAATAGAAAGTAGGAAATACAATATTGGAAACAATAAAAATATTTGAGGGATTTGCAGGTCTAGGTGCTGTTAGCAAAGCGATAGAGAGATTAGATATACCTCATGAGCTAGTAGGGTTTTCAGAGATTGATAAGTATGCAATTAAATCTTTTGGATTAATACACAATATAAAAGAAAAACTTAATTATGGAGATATTTGTTTAATAGATGAAACAAAACTCCCAGATTTAGACTTATATACATTCGGTAGTCCATGTCAGGATTTCAGTATAGCTGGTAAACAGAAAGGTGCTACGTGGAATTGTAAGGATTGTGGTCATGAATGGAATCCATTAGATGTCCATTATAGTAAACGAGATAGTTGCCCCAATTGTAACAATAAAAACATTAATAAGACAAGATCAAGTTTAGTAGTAGAAGCATTAAGAATTATTAGATACAAAAACCCAAAATATTTACTTATGGAAAACGTTAAAGGTCTTGTTGGTAAACAATTTAAACCAAGTTTTGATAAGATTATAGAAGAATTAAAAGAATATGGATATAATATATATTGGAAAGTGTTGAATGCAAAAGATTATGGTATACCTCAAAACAGGGAACGAGTTTTTGTGATAAGTATAAGAAAAGATATAGATGATTGTAGTTTTAAATTTCCAGAAGGATTTGATAATGGTATTAGGTTAAAGGATTTATTAGAGTCAGATGTAGATGAAAAATATTACATAAGTCAAGAGAAAACAGAAAAACTATTAGAAAAATTTAATGAAGAACAAGTTAAAAAAGGTCTAAAGAATAATATGATTTTAGATGCTAAAAATGGGTTTGGTGGGGTTAAAACTTATGAAGGAATATGCCCAACTCTTCTCACTAATGACTTTAAAGAGCCGAAAAAAGTAGTAACTTTTAACCGTAAAGATGGGATAAAAAATGAAATTGATAATGCTCATAGCTTAAATGCAAGCGATTGGCGAGGATTAAACAGAAATCAAGATCAAAATGCTGTAGTAGAAGTCAGACCATGTTTAACTCCTGATAGAGTAGAAAAAAGACAAAATGGTAGGAGATTTAAAGAAGACGGAGAACCAAGTTTTACACTAAACACACAGGATAAACATGGAATATTAATTATTAATGAAAATAGTCAAGCAAAAGTAGTTAAAGTTGGCAATACTAATCCTTCGGGCAATGGAATGAATGGTTGTGTTTATAGTGAAAATGGTTTGGCTCCAACTGTAACAACCAACAAAGGAGAAGGTAATAAAATACTTATAGAAAATGAATTAAAATTTATCTGTGGAATTGACACTACAAATAAATGGATTGATAATGAAAAAGATTTTAGTAGAAATTATAAAGAAGGTTATAGAGTTTATGACAGTGAGGGAATAGCATGTTGTCAAAAAACTAATGGAGGAGGATTAGGAAGTAATACAGGATTATATTTAGAAAATACATATAGAATCCGTAAATTAACCCCTTTGGAATGCCTTCGTCTAATGGGTTTTGATGATGAAGACTATTACATATTAAAAGAGAATGGGATTTCTAATAGCCAGATTTATAAGATGGCAGGTAATAGTATAGTTGTTAATGTATTAGAAGAGATATTTAAAGAGTTGTTTATAGAATTATAAAATAATGTCCTATAAATGGTGAGTTTTATTTGATTTTATTTGATAAAACCAACCAACGCGACTAAATGCTGTTTTTGGTGCGTTGGTTGGAAAATATTAATAGGAAAGGAATGTGATTTTATGCATATAGAATTTGACACAAAGTTTAACATTGGTGATAAATTATTTTGGAATAAAACTGATTCATTGTCACCTATTGGGATAATAAGTGTTGAGAACGTATATTTTTATTCAGATGGAAAGAATTCTATTTCATATAATGTTGTAGATTTAGCAACGGGATATAACCATGTACTAAATGAATGTGTATTGGTATACAAAGAAGATATTTTTGCACTGTATGAGTTCTGATTCAAAAAACTACAGGTAATATAAAAATAGAAAGAAGGAAAATTAAAATGATTAATAAAATTACAGATAAAATTTACTTAGATAAAGCACAAAATGGTGCAAGAACATTATTTGATTTATTTGGATATAGACTACTAGATGGAGTAAAAGGTGATGACGAAAGTTATTTTCTAATAGATTTAAATGAATCTCCACAAGTGTTTTATGAATTAGAGTTAAGAGATGCTTATGATTTATTGGCAATGTATCATGTAAAATGTGATAAAGAATATATTGTTGAGAGAATTTGTGCTTTGATTTATGGGGAATAAGAGGATTGTTAGGGGTTTGGTGTTGGTGTATTATATGGTATAGGGGAGTTTTATGCTCTCCTTATGCCTATTATAATAAAATAAAAGATGGAGGAATAATTAATTGCCTAGAAAAGAGATAACACATGATGATTTATTAAATGTAGTAATGCAGAAAAAAGTGGAGTTACATAATACAAAATACGAAAATAAAAGATGGTTTTTAGAAATAGGATGTATAGATTGTGGTAAGAAGAAATGGATTTCATTATCTAATCTAAAAAAGAATAAAGTTAGATGCAAAGAGTGTGGGATTATATATGCTAGACGTAATTCTAAAATATTAGATGATGAAATTATTGAAAGATTAAAACCAATTGGAATTAAATTATTAGAAATAAAGCGTACAAAAACAAGTCTTATGGTAAGAACAACTTGTATAGATTGTGGAAAAGATAAAGAGAATTTTATAAGTTTATCTACCATTACCACAAAAGGAGAAGGTATGAGATGTATTAGTTGCGGAGATAAAAATAGGAACATAATAAAAACATTCCCTAATGAAAATAAAAATTTTATTAATAATGATAAATATAATTGGTCAAAACAATGGGATTATATAAATAATAAGGAAAGAACACCTGAAAATACATATTCTAAAACTTCACAAGAATATTACTTTATTTGTGAAAATTGTGGTGAGAGTTTTCTAAAGGGGTTAAGTCATATTAGAAATGAAGGTGTGTTTTGTAATGACTGTGTAATGTTACAAGTTGAGTCAAAAATGGCATCGGCACTAAAACAAGTATTTAGGCATGAATATCCTGATACTATATGGGAAGCAAACTTAGGTGCTAAATATAAAAATAATTTACCATATGATATTTATGTTCCGACATTGAATTTAATAATAGAGTGTCAAAGTGAATATCATGACAATGAGGCACAGAAGAAAAAGGATATAATTAAAAAGACTTATGCAATTGAACATAAATATAATTTTGTAGAAATAGATCATAGAGATTATAAAAACATTTTAGACGCAATACAGGTATTTTTCCCACATATAAAAGAAATTCCAGAATACATAAAATTTTTTGAAGGTGTTAAAAGAAATTGGGACTTAGAAAAGGTTCAATGGTATTTAGATAATACAGAATTAACATATGGTGAAATAGCAGACAAAATGGGTATTAATAGTAATATTATATCAAGCACCGTACACAATGGATCATTAATTAACAATAGATTAAAAATTAAGTGGGATGTAGAAAAAGCACAAAGTTTATTAGATACTACAAATATGACATATAAAGAAATTGCTAAAGAAGTAGATGTTCCATTTTCAACAATTGCTTCGGCAGTAGATGAATGTAGGTTGGTGAGTAGTAGAGAAAAAAGAAAATGGCAATTTGAGGATGCACAAAAGTTAATAATAAATACATCCTTGACTTATGAAGAAATCGCTAATAGTTTAGATACAACAAAAGGAGCTATTCAATCTGCTGTAAATCATGGAAATTTAATATCTAGAAGGAAGTTGGAAATAAATAAATTAGGAGGAATAACCACTTGAAAAAAGAAAGTGCATATATTATGAATCTAGAAGCTTGTTACATATATAAAGATACATTAGACAATAAGAAAATTACATGTAAGGGCAGAGACCTAGCAAAACTATTCTCTGCCACCATTCCTTACAGTTTAGAAACAATTAGAATGGATAAAATGTTTCCAAAAACTTTTTATGAAGTACATAGTAAACAGTATACAAAAGCAATAATTAATGTAACCTTTGACAAAAATTATTCTGTTTGGGATACAGAAAAACAATGGCAAGATAAAGAAGGAGATATAATAGATGGTAAAAGAATAACTATTGCTAATAGTAAAAAGATTAGAAAATATTTATACATAAACGGATTTACTATGGATAATGAACATTATGTTTTTTACAAAAGAGGTTCTGGAAAAGCAAAAAACGGTTATGCGCTTTTTATTCAGGAAAATATGAAAAAAGATTTATTGAGTAGAAGTAGATTGGGATTAGATTTTGAAGAAGATGAAGAATTGGATTTAACCTCATTATTAGCCTATGAATCATTAATTTCTTCTGGAATAGAGTTTACTATTGAATTAGATCCTAAGACGGAAATTTTATTAATAGATGATATATATGGTTTGGAATTTAATAGTTTAGCAAGCGTTACAAGAGAAGAAAATAAAGAAATTACTACTAAAAATGAAACATTAAAATTACAAAACTGTCTGACTGATGGACAAGGACTTTTAGACGAATCAATTTTTGAAGAATATGAAAAAAAAGATAAGGGATTTATGTTATTAAGAAGCGATATGTTTAAATGTTGTGCGTTTAATACTAAACTTCAAAAGTGGTTTGAATTTAATCAGGTAAAAGTAGTAAAAGATATGTTTGGAAATGATTATGAAACCTGTAAAATTAAATTAGTTACTACCCCTAATTCATTAAAATTTTTAAAATTTGCTTATAAATTAGGAGATGATAACAAGAAAGAATGTCATAAATATTGGGTAGATAATATTGATAGTGTATTTGGAGTAGTAAAATGTGATAAACAAGGAAACTTTGGTAATTATAATAGAACTACTTATCAGTTATTAAATAGTATTCCTAACCTATCATATGATGACTTGATGGAAATAACAAAAATAGAAAGAGATTATGTAATGTTGTTAAAAAATGACAATGCTGTATTTAGAAATTATTTATGTGCAGATGCAGAGGAAAATATAAAATTTGAGAAATCTTTAGAAGAAGAAAATATAAGTGAATATGAAAATATAGATTTAATGAATGCTTTATTATTAGTTAATTCAGATATACAATATACTAAAAAATTCAAGAAGATGAAGAGTGATTTGATTGCTAATTATATAAAACATCTTAAAGAAGGCAAGATAAGATTAAAGGATACTAAATATGTAACATTGATATCTAATCCCTATGAAATGCTTTTGGCTACAGTTGGAAAATATGAAAATAAATCAATTATGAAAGGAAGAGAAATATATTGTAAATATTATAAAGATGGTCAAGAATTTTGTGCAACACGTAATCCTCACATCAATTCTGGTAATGTAATGTATACTAAAAATAAATATCATAAAGAATATAATACTTGGTTTAATTTCACTAAAAATATATGTATAATAAATTTCTTTGACAATGATGCCCCAGACCGTTTACAGGGATGTGACACTGATTCCGACACATTATTACTTATTCCGACAAATATTTTATCAGCAAAAGCAAAATATTGTGAAATTAATTTTCCCACTCCTATAAATAGAATTAAAGGTAGTTCTAAACCAAGAAAAAACAATATGGTTGAATTACAAAAGTTAGATGTAATTTTAAGTGATAACTATATTGGTCGTATAGTCAATATGAGCCAGATAGTTAATTCATATTTAAACGATGCAATTTCAAAAGGAAAATCAAAGAAAATAACAGATGAACTATATCAAGCAAGTAGCAGATTGTCTAGTATGAGTCAGATTGAAATAGATAAAAGTAAAAAAGTATTTGATAATATAAGTATGAGTAAAGAATTAAGTAAAATACGTAAAATTGAATCTATAAGATATATTCAAGAGGAAGATAAGTTTGGAGAAATGGTAGACAAGATGGTAGTTCCTCATTTCTTTAGTATGATATCTAAGTCTAACGATTATAGAATTTTTGAGAAATTTAATACTCCTTTGGATATATTACAAGATGTATTGGTATTTGAAGGGGGAAAAAGATCAAAAAGCAATAATAAGGATTTTGTTGATTTATTGGTTCAATCAAAGGAATTAAATGGCATTTATCAAGAAGATAGTGCTAAAGCAATTTTTATTCTAATTGAAGAATGTGGTAAAAGAATAAATGGTTTGAGATCAAAGAGTTGTAATTTAAATGACAAAGCTAAAAAGACTGTCGAAAGAAAATCAAAAAAAGAAACAATTGAAAAACTTAAAAAACTTGAACCAAATGATTCTACAATATTAACAGTTTTAAAAAAATGCTTAACCGAAATAAAGGGTGATAAATTTGAGTTTAAAAAATATAGTATATTGACTTTAAATTTATTATTTATAGCAAAAAAAATACAAGTATTAAAATGTTTCAAGAAAAAAGATTTAGATTCATGTGAGATATTAATTAAGATAAAAGACAATTATGATTTTAATATTTTTGGTAACAAATATCAGAAAGTTAAAAAGGAAGATATAAATATATAAAACATTGTAAAATAAGGTGTTTCACAATTATATAAATTTATAAAACCTCTGAAACCATTGCTACAGTAGGGTTTGAAAAAGATGCTTAATTCCTTGTATATGGTATATAAGTGTTTTGTCTGATAGCACTTTAAATAATTCCAATTTCCTTACTAACGAGATTCAACACAATTGGCTATGTTAGTAGAAAACTTTGCGAAATTATCTGTAAGTTTTGCCAATAGGACTGTTCGGATAATCTAGTATAGAGTATTATCAAAGTAAGGGTTATAGATAATACACATCTGACATCTTAGTTTCTCACATAATAAACTAAACGTCAAATATGAGTAGTCTTTGGTCGGATGAAAATAGGAGACAAATATGCTGTTAGCACATGAAAAAAAATGCCAAAACCTACGACTTACAGTAGTGAGGGCATGTGCTAGACCACAGCATATCGAACTAAATAGAGGGTAAAGGAGTAAGTTTTAAATTTATTACTTACTCTTCCCTACTAAAATTGCTATTAAACTGTATTGGTCGATTGCAGTTTAAATATATAATAATGTCAACAATAAAACAAATAACTCCAAAGGAGTCCTTGTAAAACATTGGAAAAAATATCAAAACAAGATACGTCTTACTTAATCAGTCGAAACATTCTAAAACAGACACATGGAAATTACGGAGATAATCTAGTAGTAATAGGTAAGTTCAGTAGTGGTTTGAGAAAACAGAGATATATCACAGATCCATTATATAATTACCTTATTAGATTAAAGCAAAGTGATAAGGATAAACAGAATATTAATGATATAAAAGAAAATCAGAGATATTTGTTTGGTAGTAACAGTAATAATAGTGAATGTGTCTCATAATGAGCAGTAAAATAAATAGTAGAGGATTGGTTTATATTGCCCAATAAACCATGTTTAGATTCAGATAAATCTAAACCATGTTTAGATACCAACATATTATTGCCTTATTCTAAAGAAGTTTTTGAATCACTTGATAATATTCATTTATTTGGATATGTTCTTGGTGAATTAGATAATCTGAAAAAAAATGGAAAAACAGAAGAAGTTAAATTTCAGGCTAGACGAGCCACCAGAGATATCGAGAAATACAAGGATAAAATCACTTACATAATTGATGAAACAGATTATAATAATCTTCCGTCATATTTTGATAAAGACGTTATGGACAACAAAATAATTGCACTCTTGAAAGAGTTACATGATAAAGATGATGGATTTTATTCTATAAGTAATGATTTATTGTTTAGAGCTAAGTGTAAATCACTCAACATTCCTTGTGAGAAATTCGGGAATGAATCTTATGGTCAAATTTACAAAGGGTATCAGGAATTAAGCGGAGACACAAAGTTTATTAATGATTTCTTTTTAGATATTGATAATGGAATCAATAAATATGGTTTTGTAATTAATGAATATCTTATTATGTATAACTCTGATGCAAAAAAGACAGATGAATATAGATTCAATGGAAAAAAGTTCATAGGATTAAAACTTCCAGATTCTAAAATAATAAAAGGTAAAAATAGTTTACAAAGATGTGCTTTAGATTTATTAAACAATAAAGAAATACCAATCTGTGCTATAAACGGGAAAGTTGGTTCAGGGAAAACTTATTTATGTGTAAGAATGGGTTTGCATCAAACGGTTGATAAAGGTGATTTTAATAAACTTCTAGCTATTAGAGAAGCAATTGGGGAAGGTAAAGAAGTAGGATATTTAAAAGGAACTTTTGAAGAAAAGACTTCTATGTTTTTTAAACCAATTGTTCATTCTTTAGAAGGAGGAGAAAGAGAATTAGAAGTCCTTCTATCCCGTGGAGTGCTAGAATCTAATATTCCCTTTTATCTAAAAGGAACTACTTACGATGAGACTGTAATCGTGGTTGATGAAAGTTCTGATTTTTCACAAAAACAATTGAAACTTGTCGGTACTAGATTAGGAGATAAATCCAAAATATATTTTGCAGGTGATTATAAACAATCTTGTATTGACTCGTCAGAAAATAATGCTTTGGTACAGATGTGTAATGAACTAAAAGGCAAAAAAGAATTTGGATGTGTTTATTTAGAAGAAGATGTAAGAAGTGTTGCTTCAAGTATATTTTCAGATTTGTTTGAGAAGAAATAAAAATTAGTTATTTGTTCGGTACTACCTAATTTGAGTAGATACCTTAGAAAGACAGGTGTTTCTTTTTGAAAGGCATATATAAAATAGTCAACATTATAACAAATAAAGTTTATATTGGTCAAACAAAACGTGATATTGAAAAAAGATGGAAAGAACATAAAAATGAATTAAATAAGAATATTCATAATAATTTACATCTACAAAGGTCATGGAATAAATACGGAAAAGAAAATTTTATATTTGACATCGTTGAAATAAATGAAGATAATGATAAAATTGATAAACTAGAAATGCTCTATATTGATCAATATGACTCATTTACAAATGGGTACAATATGAATTTAGGAGGGAAGTCAGGTAATTTAGGATATAAGCATTCAAAAGAATCTTTACTGAAAATGAGAAATGCCATGATTGGTAAAAAGCATACAGAAGAAACTAAAAAATTAATGAGTGATAAGGCAATAGGAACTAAGAAATTAATGACTCCTAACGCATATTTATATCCTAAAGAAATTGCATATAAAGTTAAAATTGCTGTATTAATGGATATGAAACCAAAAGACATCTGTGATTTATTTAATGTGACGGAAAGTTATATTAAGGATATTAAAAGATTAAAAATATGGTCTTCTATTCTTAATCAATACAATATATTATTAAAATCGAAACAAAGAAAAAGAACAAAAATTACCAAACAAATAAGCGATAAAGTTTTAGAATTACGCAATAATGGTTGTATGGTTAAAGAAATTTGTAAAACATTACTATTAAGTTATAATGCGGTTGATAAAATATTAAAATCTGGATTAAATATCTAGAACACATTTTAAATCAAATCAATTTTCTCCCTCAGAATGTTTATCTGTACGGAGTTAGGGACAGTATGTATAACTGTTGCCTCTTTAATTAAATTTAAGGAGGGAAGATTTAAGTAATGTATTGACCATAATTAAAAACAAACTATTGAAGATAGGTCTTTGTACTTAATAAAAAAGTACAATGCACCAATATTAGACACATAATCTGACACTCATAAGGTTTCAGATTAAAATAATATATTAGTAGTCAAAAGTAATAACAAAAATAAAAAATTTAAAATAAAAAGGGGATATATTAAAACATGAATAAATTTGAATTAATCGCAGCAGTAGCAATCAAAGGCGAAATGTCCAAGAAGCAAGCAGAGCAAGCAATCCAAACAGTATTAGATGTAATTGAAGAAACTGTAGCATCTGGAGAACCTGTAAAAATTGTTAATTTTGGCAACTTTGAAAAGAAACCAACTAAGGGAACTGAGGGAACTATCCAATTTGGTGATCGCAAAGGAGAAAAATGGACTTCTGAGGATTCATTTAGGGTTTCCTTTAAAGCTGGCAAAGGGTTTGATAATAAAATTAAGGGTATTGTAGAATAAAATAACATAACAATATTTGTGCTACTACAGTAAGTCCTTATATTCAATAGATATCATTGAGTATAAGGCAAAAGTAGCACATTACATGCCACTGTAGCTCAATGGTAGAGCAACTGACCTGTAATCAGTTTGTTGTAGGTTCAAGTCCTATCAGTGGCTCCATATAAAAATTTAATAATTACATTAATAAAATAAATTAAAAGGTGGAATAAATCAACAATGGCAAAATCAAAACTCACTGAAACAAAGAAAATTACACATAAATTAGCATCTGAAGGTGAATTGACAATTGGTGATAATAATCTAATTGTGGTTTCGATCCCAGATGAAGGTGTTAAAACTCTTCATGAACTACTTAAAAATTTCTCAGGAAAATATGTTAAATTTTCTTTTACAGAAGAGGAAGTTGAAGATGTAATGGAAGACGGAGAAACTGAAGATGATGAGTAAATACTAATAAACAATAATTTATTTTCATATATTAGATTATGATAAATATAAGTTTCAAAACTTAATAAAGTTTTAAATTTGAGGTAATGCATGTAAAACAAAACATAATATTTGAGTTTTTATGAGATTTAAAATAGTTATATAATTTCTAATACTCAGATTACAAGAAATGATTATATAATATATGTAATCATTTCTAAATCCAAGCTTACCTCTTTTCTGTCAATTTGATAGATTGGAGGAGATTAAATGGATGAAGAAAAGTTTATTGAAGTTGGGGATTTTTATCAAGAATTAAATGATGTAATTGGTTCAAACATGCCATTACAGAAAATTTATCGTTCAAAAGGGTTTCCTGCCCATTTAATAAATAGGAAACACTTTAATTGTTTAAAGCATATAGATAGTATTTCTGATATTATAAAAAATCCTGATTATGTTGGGATAAATCCAAACGAAGATGGAGATACCATAGAATTAATCAAAATACTAAATAAAAATATCTTAATTGGAATTAAGTTAAATTCCGATGAAAATTATTTATATGTTTCTACAATGCATGAAATCCAAAATTCTAAACTTACTAGAAGACTACATAGTGGAAGAATTAAGAGATCAATATTTTGGTTATAAGAAGTGAATATAGTGATTATGTTGATTATCGAGGATCGGAAATGGTTCCCGACGCACTCGAAAGAGTACCTGAGATGATGGATACACCGCCCATCCGATAATCATACTAATTTTTATTTTACTTTATACAAATAGGGAGTCAAATTTACATATTGCATACGCTAGTGGTTGTTCATCCACCCAAAATGAGTGTTACAAAAATACTAAATAGGTTTTGCACAGTACAACCTAAATAAAAACTGTGTTTATAATACAATTTAATTATAATTTCATATCACTTAGAAAAACTGAGTAGGATGAGTTTTGTTCATAACGCAATCGAGATTTAATTATCTTCATAGCGTGCTATTTTTTGAGTCCTACACTATGTTTGTGTATTTGTTTAGAGAAGCTTACAACTCGCTTGTAGGGCTTCTCATTTGATTTTGTATGTATGATATTACCACTGTATTCTCTATAAGGAGGATTAAAAATGTATGAATTATGAATTAACTTATGACATAGAAAATGCAGATACAACTTGCCCAAGTCTTACTTGTGGTAAAAATAGGTTCTATTTAAAATTTTATGGTGGAAAAACAATATTATATTGTCAAGATTGTGGACATTTTACGGTAATATAAAATCACATGGTCGATTTGTGGTTGTTAAAATTGAAAATAAATAAAGATTGAGGTTATTAATGTCTAAAGATAAAAATGAACTTTACATTATAGGCGTAGACTTCAAAAATAATAGAGATAAATATAAAGTAATACTTAATACTAAAACACCTTCATGGAATGATTTAAACAAGCATAATGGAAGTTATTTTAAGTCTGGAGAACATTTTAGGCAGTTTATCAAAAAGAGACAAGATAGAGATGGGACATTAAAGAAGTTAAATTCTATTATGGAAAATGTTAAAGATGAGATTATGGATAAGAAACTTAATGATTTGGATTTAAAAGAAATAGAGTTAAAGAAGGAAAGAATACGCCTTGGCGACCAAAGAAGTAAATTAAATACCTTAATAAGACAATCTGCTAGAAGTGAAGGTTTAAAAGAATTATTAGAATCATCTATTAAAAATGGACAGTTTAATAATTTTGAATTTATTGTTCCAGAACATAAATATGGTGAAGATAATGAAATGATAATTCCAATTTCTGATTCACATTATGCTTTAACTATCGATAATGAGTTTGAAAAATACAACACAGATGTTTTTCTTGAGAGATTGGCAAATTATACAATGCAAATATTAGAGATTAAAAAGATACATAAGATAAATACTTGTCATATAGCGTTTTTAGGCGATTTGATATCAGGAGTACATATGAACATTATAAGATATTCTAATCAAGAAAATGTTGTAAGTCAAGTGCAAAATTTCTCTGAATATATGGTTAAATTTTTAGATAAATTAAGTCAGCACTTTGAGAATATTAATATTTACTTTGTAACTGGAAATCATGCGAGAAATTTTCAGGACAAGAAAGAATCTCTTGATAGCGAAAGATATGAGAATTTTATTATTTGGTATTTAAAAGCAAGAATGTCTAATCATAAAAATATTATGTTTCATGATTCTATTTTAGATAATACAATTGCTATTGGTAAAGTTAAGGATAATACTTGTTTCTTTACGCATGGAGATAAAGATACGCCTAGTAGGATAGTAGAAAAATTAACACTAATGATTGGAGAAATACCAAAGTTAGTGTATTTTGGTCATTCCCATCACTTTAGCGTTGATACAATTCAGAAAGTAAAAACAATTATGTCTGGAAGCTTTTGTGTTAACGATTCGTATTGTACTGGGATCAGAGTAATAGGAGAGCCAAGTCAGACAGTTAGTATTATTGGTGATGATAGAGTAATTTGTGTTTATGACTGTAAACTTAAATAAATAAAAAATAAAATATATTGTGAGGATAAATTTATGAATATATTATCAGGATTTAAAACAGGTTCAATTTACGAAGAAATATACAAGAAATTATGGGAAGAAAAACGAGTTCTTTACCTAAATGCAGAAATAGACGAAAATTGTATCGATATGATAGCTACGCCAATTCTTTTGCAAAATGAATTAGAGATTGATATACCAATAGAAAAATTAAAACCTATTACGATATGGATTTCTTCATATGGTGGTTCTGCTGATGTATGTGCATTTCTTGTAGATGTCATTGAGAAATCTCGTATTCCTATTCATGGAAGAGTTTTATCTGTTGCTGCAAGTGCAGGTTTATATGTATTAATGAGTTGTAAACATAGGGTAGGAAGTATTAACTCAATTCTATTACTTCATAAAGGCTCAATTTCTTTAGGAAATACAAATTTCGCGGAAGCAGAAGACATAATCGCTTTCTATAAAGATGATGTTGGTAAGATTTTTGATGATTTAATTATTAGGAGAACTAAAATTACTCCTGAAGAATTAAAGAAAATCAGAAGGAATGAAACATATTGTTTAGCAGAAGTAGCTAGGGATACATATGGATTTATTGATGAAATTGTTTAATTATTTACATTAAACACAAACAATAATTAAGATAAAATAATAAAGGCAGGAAATTATTAATGAGAGTATTTAATACAGAATCAGCATGGGATAAAGATGAACAAAAGTGGATTCAAATTCTAATGATTGATGGACAGGAAGTAGACGTAGAAACATATGCAATGGAATTAGAAAATGAAGTTCATGACAATGAAGAAGGAGTAATTGCTTATCCAGAAGAAGAACATGATGAAGATTGCACCTGTCCAGATTGTCAGGAAAATCGTAAAATGATTTATCTTGCAGAAGCAGTTAAGTTTATGTTTGAGAATGAATTATGTCCTAAACATGTATTTGAATTGCTTGGAGATATTTATGATAAGGGAAATTATGAAGGATACGAAGAGGGTTATGAGGAATGTAAGGAAGAAATGAGAGAGTTTTTGGAGGATTAAATTATCCTTCGAATTTGAAATTTTAAGGGACTGGTTTGTTGTAATTTAATTGTGTTTAGATTATGCCTCACATTAATTTGTGAGGTTTTTATGTGAGCATAATTTGTTCATATGGGAAGGTAATCAGGAAGTCATGAGCCTGAGATGGTGTTCTCCTACACACTCCTTCCCTATTAATATTTTAGTGGGAGAGAAAATAGGAAGTGATAAAAATGATGACTAGTAAAACAGTAATGGTTAGATGGAATGGATTCACAACAAAATGGTATTTAGAAAAAGGTTATTCTAAAATTAAACAAGGTGATTATTTTGAATGTAGAGTAGAAGATTTGCCTCCAGGATCAACCGCAAAAGTATTAGTAGATTGCGATTATAAAAAAGATGGGTGCAAAGGAATACATGAAAAACCGTATAGACAATATACTGAAGATGAAGAAAATGGATTAGGTAATTGCTGTACAAATAAAAAATGTGGAGCATATAAAACTAAAGATATTATGATGAATACATATGGCGTTGATAATATTCAAAAATTAGATGAGTACAAAATCGCATCACGGGAAAGACAGCAAAAACCATTTCAATTAATGATAAATCAAGCTATAAATAAAAACTTAATATTAATTACAAAAAGATATGAATATGAAAATAAAAAAAGTAGAATAAAATTTATATGTTTAGCTCATTTAGAATATGATATACAGGAAACAAATGCAGAAACGTTTCTTAATAATAAAGGATGTTGTTTTTATGGAAAATATGAATTATCCGCAGAATCAACGAGAAATGATGGGAACGAAGTATATAAAGCATTTGTAGATAAGGGGTTGATACCTAAATTTGAACCAGAAGAATATAGAAAAAATATTCAAATGTTACCTTTTATTTGCCCAGAACATTTAGATAAAGGTGTTCAGCATAGAAGTTATGTTAAATTATTAGATTCAGACCATAAATGTAATTATTGTGCGTATGAGTTTACAGCAAGTCAATTAAGGCATGAAAAATCTTTCATTTTTGATTACTTTAAAAATAGAGGGTTGAAAGTTTGTGAAAATCAGTTATATGGAGGAGTTCATACTCATATAGAATTTGAATGTCCTAATCATTTAGGTACAATTCAAAAAGTTACATATCATAGTCTAATGAATACTAAACAACCATGTGAACTATGTAGAGCGGAAGAAAGTTTAAAGAATCTAAACAGAAGATTAAGGAGTAGTATAAATTCATGGAGAAAACAAAGTAAATTAAATGGCAATAATGAATGTATTTTTACAGGAAATAAACAATATGATATTCATCATCTTAAAGCTTTCAATGAAATAATAACTGAAGCGTTAGATATATTGAGTTATGAAATAAAACAAAAGTATAATGGTGATGAATTTATTAAGATAAGAGATAAAGTTATTGAGTTACATAATAAATACCCAATCGGGATATGTATTTCCAATAATATACATATACTTTTTCATCAGTTATATTCTAAGAATGCTAGTATTGAAGATTTTTATGAGTTTAAATTAAGATATGAATTAGGAGAATTTAAAAGTATTTTAGAAGAAGTTAGTTAATTAATATTAACTTCTTCTTTAAAAGGAGAAGGAGTTAATTGCCTAGAGTTGGGAAAACAGTAAAACAACCAATAGTAAAATCAAAAGATGAAGAAAGTAAAATAAAATGTCCAATGTGTACAGACGAACCAAAAGTAAGATCAAATTTTTATAAAAGTTTATCTCCTCTATATCTAGGGATAAATATTGATCATCCTAATGAATCGAGAATGGTATTCTGTAAGGAATGTATATGTAATACGTATGACACTTATTACAATATTTTAAAAGATATTAAGAAATCAATTCTTATAACTTGTATGAAGTTTGATATTCCATTTAATGAGGGTGATTTTGATGGTGCAATGAAGCAATGCACTAATAAACCAACTGCGCATCCATTAAAAATTTATATGACAAAACTTAATTCATTAGGTAATTTTAATAACGCACTAGCTGGTTTTGACCCAAAATTCTTGTTTGACAAAGAAACCGGGAAAGACCTTATAACTAATTCATTTGAGATTGAAGCAAAAGATTTGGATTTTAATATACAATTAACTGAAAAAGATTTACAAGTAAAAGACGATGTAATTAGACTTATTGGATATGACCCATTTGCTGGATATTCAAATTTTGATCAAAAGTTTTTATATAATGAATTAATTACTTATCTGGATGAGGATTTATTGGATGATGCGTTTAAGTTATCTCAAATTTTACAATTGGTTAATAATAATAATCAAATAAGAAAAATAGATTTAGTAATTGCCACTTTAAGTAACGATACTAAAACATTAATATCCAATCAAGGAGAAATAAAATCTTTGTCTTCCACTAAAAGTCAAATAGTAGGAAGTACAGATAAAATTGCAAAAGAAAATTCAATATCTGTAAAAAATAGAGGAGATAAAAAAGCTGGAAAATCTACTTTGACTTATATGATGAAAAATTATAGAGAAATTGGATTTGAAGATGCAGAAGTTGATTATTATGATCAATTAAAGGGTATAGGAATGAAACATGCTGCTGATATTTCAAATAGTAGTATATTAGAACAACTTAGATTTGATGAAAATGATTTAGATAATATAGTTAAAGAACAAAGAACATTGATTCAAAGTTTACAAAATGAACTTGACGATTCATTGGAAGAAAATAGAAAATTAAGAATTAAAATAAAATCAGAAGATGATTAAGGTGGTGAATATTTTAAATGGCAAATCTTAACCGTGATAAGAAATTACTAACAACAAGAAAAATCGAAATGTATGATGCAAACTCTAAGATTATAAAGTTTTGGAGACGTAATCCAATTATCGCGGCTGAAGATTTGTTCGGTTAGTATAAGATTATTGGATTTTCAAAAATGGGTTCTTCAAATGAGTTGGAATACTCCTTACGTACTGTGGTGTGAAAGTCGAAACGCAGGAAAAAGTTTTGAAGCAGCAGTATTAATGGGTTTAAAATCAATTCTATACGAAGATCAAGATATTTATATAGTAAGTAATGTCGGAAGTCAAGCACAAGAATGTTTTACCAAGATTGAAGACATTGCTTTAGATAGAATTAATTCAATTAAATCATTAAAAGATATATTTAGAAATGAGATCGTACAAAGTCCATCTTGTAAGACTGGGTTTTCACATAATCCTGTATCGTTTCATGTATCAACATATAATAACAGTGAAATATTTACACTTAATGGAAATCCTGACAATAACAGGAGCAAGCGCGCATCACTTGTATTTTTTGATGAAGCGGGGTATTCCGGTGAAGAATTATTGGAAGCTATGGCAGCATTTGCAACACAAGATAGTGATTTTGCCACATCAGTTCAAAAAGATTTCGATGTTAAAGCATCAAGAAGAAATGTTCCTACACAATTAATTTACGCTTCTTCTGCATCCTCAGTTGATACCACATTCTTTAGAAAATACAAAGATTTTGCAATGAAAATGATGATGGGAAATAGAGATTATTTTTGTTGTGATATTCCTTGCAATATTCCTATTAATCCAATGATGGATGGGATAGAGCATCCTCCGCTTTTACAAAAATCTAAAGTAGAAACCGCTATGACATCAAATAGAGATAAAGCATTAAGAGAATATTATAACAAATTCGATTCGGATGGTGGAGAAACACAAATATATAAACGTGCTATGATAACAAGAAATAGCACATTCTCTTTACCTAAATTTTCAAATGAAACTGGAAAAGAAAAATTTGCGATTGCTTTTGACCCTGCAAGAGCAGGAGATGGAAGTATTGTTTCTGTGATGCAAATCTTAAAAGATGATAATATTGGTTACTATGGAAAAATTATAAATTGTACAAATATGATTGACTTAGCTAGTAAAAGAAAGATTAAAATGAAAACCCCAGACCAAATAAAATTCTTAAAGCAAACAATATTAGACTATAATGGTAATAATAATCCTGATTATGAAAATATTGAAGCATTTTTGATCGACGCTGGAGCAGGAGGAGCAGGAGTTTCAGCTTATGCAGATAATTTATTAGATGATTGGTTTGATGATAAAGGTATAAAACATAAAGGATTTATTGATAAAGTTTCTGATATTTATGAAACTGAAATTTATAATTATCCTAATGCATGGGATAAGTTAGCATTAATATCTCCTAATAAATATAGAAATAAAATGTGTGAAGAATTACAGGAGTTATTGCAATTAGATTTAATTAAATTTCCATATGAGTATTCTGGTAAAGGATTTGTAACATTAGCTTCTGATGATGGAAGTGAAAGAAATTTAAAGAATTATAATCTTTCATTTGAGGAAGAATTATCACTAATTAATATTGACATTATGAAAACTGAAACAATTAATATTCATAGAGTATCTAATGCTGAAAAAACAAGCGTAAGATATATACTACCAAAAGACAAAGAAAGAATTATGTATGATGATAAGTTTTATACATTATTACTTTTAGCTCATTATTTATATGAAAAAAGAAGAGGGGATATAATTAACACAGATGACTCAGACCACGATTTTGTATTCTCATATTCATAATAACATAACTACCTAAAGAAAGGAGGCATATCCAATTTGACAAAAAAAACTCAACCAATCTCATCAGAAATTTCCCAATCAGACTCTCCTACTTCTACTCAATTCTCAAATGAAGTTGAAACAAACTCATTATCTTACAATTCCTATTCCATATCAACAGGAAGATTAGATACTGACAATATCCCCATGAGCGATTTAAAACAATATGTAAAATATCCTATGATATATAATGAAATATTAAGAACTATATCGGAACAAGCTTATGGTTTGCAGGGCATTTATAGTAACATATGTGATTATATGATTGCGATACCAATTTTATCTCATATAACAACTATGAGAAACAAAACACCTGAGTTAAAAGAGAAAAAGAAAAAGTTTAATTTAATATTAAAATT